GCGTCACGTTTCCATTTGTCGAGTTGGTGAAGGCCAACCCAGGTTGTATTTGCCATGTTAGTAATCCCTCAGCATCTTGCGAACGTTGTTGGGCAGCGACTTTTGTTCTTGAAGTCGCTCTACCTGCTCATCCCAAGTCACCTTGATTGGAATTCTATCCATGCCGTTTCGCGTTTGCACCATGTAATTTGACAGCTCGGTTTTGGCTGGCAGGGATGCTTCCCCGAGTTCTGCGATAGTTGGGAAGAATTTGCAGGTAGCTAGGCAGCGTTTCACGCCGGCTTGAAATTTTGCATCCGGGATGGCTTGCAGCATATCCCAGTACACTTCTTGGCTTTGTGCTCCAAGCTTAGCTGAGATCGAATATGCTGCAACTAGGGCGGCATAGCCTTGTGCGAATATTTCAGGTGTCATGTTTGGGCCTCCAATTTAGAGCGCTATTGACTCGTTCTGTGGCTTCGTTATTTCGCGGACTGGCGCCGTTCTGGCTTTTAGAAAGTAACTGATTCCACTGCTCTCTGAATTTTGACATCGATAAAATATTGGACTTCCAGAATGGATCGGCTTGAGCCCAAACTAGCAGAGTTCGTATTTCAGGCCATGGATGGCGGTCGATTCGGTTGATCTTATCTGCTTCGACTGCCCAGCTGTTTAGTTGGGCTTCGGTTGGCGGGGTTCGGTTGGGGGTGTTTTCGAAAATCTTATCGCTTAAAAGTTGGGCCAATTCGATGGCCTCGGCAGGCAGCTTTTCAGACCTCGGACTCTTATTCTTAATCTTCTCTTTAGTTAGGTTAGGTTGGGTTAGGTTAGGAGGGCGCTGATTAGGCTCCCGTCTTCTGTGATATTTCCAATAGTTAGCTACTCTGGCAGTACCCTGGCTATCGACTACTAGCCATCTAGTAATGAACTGGCAGGCGTCTACTAGATGCCTAGTAGTGCTCTTGCAGCGTGCTGATAAGAGTCTCGGGTAGTCGCTCCAGAGGCCTGGAAGTTGTCCTTCATTCCGATCGGCAATCGATAAAATTTCTAGCCAAGCGCGTAGTCCCGTCATTCCGAATTTATCGGTTAATTCCCAAACCTCTGTGTCAGCATTTATGTCATGGGAAACCGGGAAAAACCGGGTATATCTGGGCATGGGGAATCCTCAGCGAACGCCACCGCGCGCAGATGCACCCTGCGGCCGGCCCGGCAGACACCCGCATTGCGCGGTGGCCCCGCGATGACGTTCGCTCAAAATTCTGGATTGTGTATGGAACGGTGCATGATCCATGCGCCTTTTTAGTCCCCCTGAAACCATACGTCAAGCAAAATCTTTCTTTCAGCCAAAATAATCCTTGCAATTGTGCCTTCGCCGGTATAATGTCCTACATCATGAAACAGATACTCACGAATCTTTTGCCGATGCTTAGGTGCCCCAAATGCAAGTTTGTTTGGGCTGCGCGGGTCAAGAGGCCCAGGAAGTGCCCTAACTGCGGCAAGCGGCTGGCGATTTAAAAATAGGCGTGCGCAACGGAAGGGAGAACCATGGACGAAAGATTTAAGTTATATCGGAAGACTCAAGTGCAACCGATGCGGCCGTATGTGGTCGGTGAAGACTTGACAGGTGTGTCAGTGCAGTCCGAAGATACCCCGGAGGAAGGCGGCATGATCGCGGTCAACTCAAAGAACGTGAACGACCAGTGGTACGTCGCGAAGAAATTCTTCGAAGAAAACTATGAAAGGGCATAACGTGCCCGATGAAGGGCGCGAGCAAGCGATGGTCTCGATCGACTGCAAAACCAAACTCGCTGGCCGGCGCGGAGTTGGCACCAAGATCTTCTTTGGCAAGATCAACGGCGAGCGGGTGGCGGTTGAAAGCGATTTCGATCAGAAGACTTTGTTCGATCAGAAGGGACCGACCAATTTGCGCGAGGTAAAGACTGGAGGGGCCAATGATTGATTCTAGTTTTGTAAAAGCGATTGAGAATTTAGTCGACGCAAAGATTGTAAGCGACGGCAGTCGGAGTTACTCGAACAAGGAGCTGCATAATTTGCCGTTCCCTGATCAGCCGGTGTTCCCCAGCATCGATCTGTCTTCGCTCGACAGCTTGGCGGATTATGTGAAAGACAATCGGGATGCGGCGGTGAGTCCAATTGAATGCCAGATCATCTGCGGCCACGACGAAGTTAATCTAGTCACGCTGCCTAAAGGCGAGCAGCGCATGCGCGACACGCTCGTTTGCGTGAATGCGCATATCCCTCAAGTGCCGCTGGGCAGCTTCATGGATATCGAAAAGTTCAGGCTCACGCTGATGACCGGTTTTAACGACACTCCAGACCGGAGCATCCTGCTCGCGTTCATTTCCAAAGTCACCGACTCGAATGTCAAAACGTCGACAGACGACGGAGTGACTCAGACGATCGAAGCAAAGGTGGGCTTGGCGTCGTTCGCCGAAGTCCAAGTGCCATCTCCACTGGAGCTCGCGCCGATCCGAACTTTCATTGAAGTCCCCCAGCCGTTGAGCTTCTTTGTTTTTCGGATGAGAAAGACGACAACCGGAGCAGAGTACGGCCTGTTCGAGATCCCGAGCAACTGGCAACGCACGGCGGCAGTTAACGTGAAGGATTATCTGAGCGCACTCGCGCCACTCAAGGGTTTTACAGTATTGGCATGACCCTCTTCGATCAAATTGACATGAGCACAAAGTCGGGCCGTATGGAGGCGGCTCGGCTTCTCGTTCTCTGGGATGAAGCGCAGAGAGCCGCGCGCATCTGCCTCGGCTTGCCCAAAGCCTACGAAGGCCCGGTGCAGATGCGCGTGCCGTCGACCAACGCGCATTTCAACGACAACATGCGGCACTACTGGACTGAAGGAGACCTAGCGTGGTCAGTCACGGACCCGCCGTTAATGGTGAGAACCTGCGACACGGTTCTCCCCCACAATTTCGAGTCCCCGCTGGACGTCAGCACCGGTATTCCAGCATTACCGAGATTGAATTTACCCTGCCCATGCGGCCGGGTTATTTGGCGGGTGGAGACCTTCCGGCGGATCAGGCCAAGGCCTGATCATCCTTTCAACTTACACGCTGACAATATCAGGTTGGCGAATAACCTCTTCATCAACAGCTTTGTCAACATCAAAACCTAGTGCCATTTCTTTTCCGCTAGACTTTCCCTGTCTTTGCGAGTATCTACAGACTCGTGGCAGGCCGCACGATCCTAAATCAAAAAGCTGAAGCGAACTCCGAGTTAAAACTCAAGATGGGTCCGGTCGCCGGCGCATTCGCTGTTGCGGTGCGCGACGGCCTCGCTTCCGAGTATGCGATCAGCGGTCCCCGCGGCGAAGCGAAAACCCAACAGGGATTGATCGCAACCCTTCTCCACGCACAGAAACACGCCGAGATGGGCTTTCCGACACCCGTCCGCTGGATGCACGTTACCGACTCCTTCCGATCCCACGTTCTCAAAACCCACGTTTCCATGAACTACCCTTTCTGGGGTGGCGCGTGGCGTCTTCACGATGAAGGCCATTTGGGCGTGTTCATGTCGGCCGGCAGGCCATTGGTTGCGCTCGATATGTTTGGCGTTGAAGATCAAGGCGCAACCGACCGGTTAAAGGCCGAATGCGTCGGGTTGATATTCGAAGAGGCCGCGCCCTCGCGCGAGTTGGGCGCCAACGGCATCGATGAACAAAGCTGGGAAACTGGCCTCACCTCGCGCCGCATTCCGTCTTATTCCAATCCGGCAATCCTCAACATGAACCCGCCCGACGAGGACTACTGGGTTGTCCAGCGTTGGAAGTTTGGCTCGCAGGTCGCGCCGTTCTACGGCTACCACCCGGAATATAATAAAATTATCCAGTGGGACGGCAAGGACATCGACGTGCGCCGCATGTGGTTTCGCTTTCCTGCAGGCGACAACCCTCACGTCTCGATGGAGATCCGCAAGCGCAACGAGCTCGCGCTGTCCGACGATCAGATCAAGCAGCGGTTATCCTACGGCGAATTCGGTTCGGTGAAGTTGGGCGCCTCGGTCGCGGAAGATTTCGATCGTGCGACCATGGTGGCCAAGGAACGAATTTTTCCGACGGGAGACGCCGGTCCGCTGTTCTTCGGCTGGGATGGATGGCATCATCCGTACTGTGTGATCGGCCAAGAGGTTAGAGGACAGGTGCGCGTTTACGCTGTGTTAGGCTTCGGCAATCGCTCTGGAGGCATTTACGATTTGATCGCGGAGCAAGTAAAGCCATGGCTCGCGAAGTATGCGCCCTTCTGCTTTGCGGGTGCTACGATGCGCCTGCACGGATTTGACCCCTCGATGGAAACTGGCGATCAGTCAAACCCAGACACCAACTCCGTTGTCGCGATCGAGAGCGGTATTGGCGGATTTGTCGAACCGATCCCTACGAAGTGGCCGCCGCGCGTGGCGCCGCTGATGAGCCTGATGAAGCGCCGAAACGCTTTGCTGATCGATCCGATCGATGCGGACCCGCTGGTAAAAGCTCTAGGCGGCCGTTGGTATTACCCGATGGACCGGTTCGGCAAGGTGAGCCGGGATCTGCCAAAAAAACCAAACCATCCTTACGAGGATATTGGAGATGCCTTTCTGGCTCTCCTGCACCGGATAGCTCCAGGTGCAACTAAATTTGATTCAAAGCCGACGCGGACGGTATCGGGATTCGACCCGCGCTACGTGAATGATCCGAGAGTCAGTCAAGATCAATTCGATCCGAGAGGTTAATGGCAGCAGCAAAAAAGAAGATCCGCGCCGTAGCGAAGAAGAAAGCCACCCCAGTTTTAGAAGCTGATCCTGTGGTGGAAGCTGCCCCAGTGGTCGAAGCCCCTCGGTTTCTAAAGTGCCCCGCCTGCGGCACAGAGCATCCACCAATGCGGTGCCCAAAAACCGTGTCGCGAGCAGAGTTCGAAAAGCAGCTTCGGGAGAAGCAGCAGCAGGCGGGAGGAGAAAAATGAGACTTAGTTTATCTGACGGATTATGCGCCCAGTACGACGAGTCGCCCAACCTGTGCCATTGGGAGACGCTGATTGGGTCTGTGGTTGGCGCCGGCCTCTCTGCGGGTATAGCCACGGCTACTGCTCCTAAACAAAAGGATGTAAAGCCACCAAAGGATCTTGAGGCGACACAGAACCAGGCCGCACTGATGGCCAGGAACCGGGGCCGGGGCCTTGCCGCTTCGTCGGACTATTCGACCATGCGACAGGCTTACAATATGGCGCCGTTGAAGACCACTTTAGGCCAGTGAGGTTAGTCAAAAATGGCTAAGCAGCGAACTGACGAAGAACGCCGAGAGATCGGCGCCAAGGTAGTAAACCGCTACAACGACGGCGTGCGTTATTCGGAAAATTTCAGAGCTAGGATTGATCTCTTAGCGCCTTTTGTGGAAGCAACTCGCAGCAACGTCCAATCCGCTCAAGCCCCCGGACAAGCTCTCCTCGGCCGCATGTACGACTCCGAAGGGATCAGCTCCGCAGACTTGGCCGTGCGCCAGATTGGGAGCTATCTGCACGGTCCCGGCTCGCAATGGTTCGGCCTGCAGGATGAAAACTTCATCGTCAATCAGGATGACGAAGCGCGCGAGTGGTACGAAGACTGCCGGGATCGCATGTTGAAGCAAGCAGCCGGC